TGTCTCGGTTTGACCAGTCACAAGAATTTTAGTCTTAAGAGTAGCTCCAATTGCAACATAAGATAACAGTTTAACGTTTTTATTTGCCACTAAGCCACTGATCTCAACCTGAGAAGTACCAGCTCCGCCGCTTGTAATATTTAGAGTTGTGTCAATTGTGCCGTCTGAGTCATAAGCTAAGATCCACTGATCTTCATCTGCAAACTCATCATTCACAGATGCTGTGTTAATCAGTACTTGACCAGAACCATTTGTTGTGCCAGAGAATACCTGACCAACAGTCATAGTCACATTCAGAAGTTCCTGTGGTGTATCACGAGGAAGAAGGAAAAGAAGAGCGTTATTGTCTGGCTTGTATAGTTTAGTACGATTATCGTCCTGAATTAAGTTTGCGACGTTGATCGAAGAAGTACCAATACTCTTAACAGCATTAATTCTATACAATACACCAGACCCGTTAGAGTCCATGTCAATATTGAATACGTGAATTCTATACTCGTCTTCAACTTCATCAATTGATCGAACACGAGCTGTACCGAGAGTAGTTCCGCTTGCGTTCTCAGCGTCATAAAGGTTTACTTGAGAGTATGTATTAATACCACCGACAAGCCCATACATTGAGTCTGCAAGGAAGTAAGTACCGTAATCAGCTGCAATGTTCTCGTCTGTAACTCTGTCAATGTCATCGGGATCAATACGAGGTTTTTGCACACGAAGATCATTGAATGGAATAGTACGTTCTACTCTACGGCCTTTAACATATGCCACACCTGGTTGAACCGAATATCTCAAGTAATCATCATCACTATCTTCTAAGATTTGTAACTCAAATTTAGAAGAACCGTTTACAACGTAATTTCCTGATTCTTCAAATGTACGAATTGCGATCGTATCACCTAATTTTGACAAAACATTGTCTTGATTTTGAAGAGCTGTAGCAACACCCTTAGTGATACTTGCGATAGGAATAAAAGTATCTGTTGAAACTATATCAGATTCTTTAATAAGAGTCAAACGAATTTGATAACGATCTGCGCCAGGTGAGGTTAAGTTAGGAGTAGACCCCTGATTGTCAAATAATGCGACGTTGTCCGATGCAGTTACAATATTTTCATTTACTTTATAGCCAATTACTTCTGTAGGATTTGCGTCGTACTTCGAAATTACAAGAGTTTGTCTATCAACAAATACAAAGTGACCTAAGACAAAAAACTCAGACGCAGGAACAGTGATGATAGAGCCTTTACCTGTCGCAGGGTTTGCGTTGGTGTTCGTTGCTTGTATTGTTAAAATACCTAGAGTAGTCGTAATGTCTTGACCAGCACGAAAGATCTGTGGAGTTGTAGAGTTGATTGGTTCATTGTTACCGCCATCGACATATTCCAATAACAACGTTGCTGGATCAGAACCTTCGGCAGGAATGACTTTACGAATACGAGCAGATACTGGAGAAGCAATCTCACCAACGTTTGTTACAATCGTCCCTTCAAGTTCAACATAATTTGTTGGCAAAGGGTTTGTTGTCGTATCGAGTTTTACATAGTTAATAGCAAAATCTTTTGTTGCCAATCCACCAAGAGATGAAGTGAGCAGTGAGCCTTCATTGAAGATGTAGCGAGCGAATCTTTCAATCTCTTTTTGAATAATTGTTTGAGATTGTGTAAGTTCACGAGCTTGAAGTGGACGCGCAGAATTGTAAAGAATACGATGATAGTTGTCGCTATCTCTAAAGTCGTCTTTATATGTGCTTAGAAATGTATTCTTAAGTAGAGTAGATGCCATTTTGTAGCGTCCTTAGAGTTGGATTACAATCTTAATGTCTTCGGTCTGCTGCTCAGATCTTGTGATTGCCTGAGTTCTATTATCTATGTATAGTAGATCTCCGGAGTACGGATCAACTTCTGGAGCAATGGCAGCTGAGTCAGCTGTCGCACTTCCTGTAGCAGTGCTTACACCTTCTCCATCAACGAAAGCAATAAATCCAGTATCTTCGTTTTGGTGATACCAGATCTGTGACGAGTCGTTATAGTAGTCAATCACTGCTCGAGCAGTCGATGTTCCTCCTACAATAATATCATCTTCAGCAAAGGTGCCACTTACTGAAGAAAGATTCATCGCTCTCAGAGCGCGGCCTTGTGTCTCAGTGAACTGCTCATCTGAATCATATAGAGTAGGATTGCGGATAAGACCAATCTGACGGAAATCATTACCGATAACAAAATCACCTTGTTCTCTGCCTGTTGGTTTGACGTTAAACATCATAGCGACTGAACGAAGGTCATCTCTTGGGTCTGCACCAAGGCCAGCTTTTGGTCCGTAGATAGGTACAGCTGTTGCACCTGTACCTCCACCACCAGAGATCGTCACGTTTGCTTGAGTGTATCCAGTGCCAAGAGGGAAACCGCTTGCGGAATCATCAACCTCAATCGCACCAATGATACCAGTTGTTGTAACAATTGCTCGAGCTCTTGCGCCAGATCCGTCGCCGATTACAGTAACAGCTGGGTCAGAAGTGAAACCCGTTCCAGCAGTGATCACTCGATATCCTACGATCTGCTGAGGAACTGCTGCGTTCTGAATAACATATTGCTGGAAGTCTGCATCAACAGGTGAGGCAGAGTCGACGAACTTAACAGGAAAAAAGTTTGCAGTCAAGTAGTTGTTTGCATCTGTCGTTGTAACAGTGTAAAGGTACTTCCAAACATATCCATCAGTCTCTGGGATAAGAGAAGTATCAGTGTGATCTGGCTTTATTGTTGAGATAATCGCAACACCGTTGGCGTCTTTACCTTGTCTAACACAAGTATAAACTTTATTTTCATCAGTGATAACGTAGTAGCTAACAGAAGGTTGACCTGATACGTTGTCGTTGTACGCATTGTAGACTGTACCAGATGTCCAGTTGTATCTTGGAACAACGAATGAATATGCTGAGGCAGTTTTTACAGACTGAAGAGAATGTCTAAAAAGCTTTTCGTCTCTTTCTCTATTAATAGGAGTTGGCGTCGTATCAGAACTGTCCCAATCTTCTGACCGGCCAATACCGATGTAATAGTAATTAGCAGAATCCTGAGCTTCGTCATAGATCGCTTGTAAGAACTGCTTTTTAATCTTATCTGTAATAATTGCTGGCATGAGTTATCTCGTTAACTTAATGAAATAAGTGTATCGGCTGAATCGGCAGATCCGATCATGAACCATTTAGCGATTGCACCACCGATCCACACAAGTTGTGCTGAACCGTTTGTACCAATCGTAATACTTGTTGCTCCACCTGGAAGAGAGAAGTTCGAACCCGTTTGATTTACAACAAAAGAGCCTGTTCCACGATTGAGAAGAATTTTTTGTTCACCATCGGCTGTACCATTATCAAGGCTCAAAGAGAGGCTAACCGAAGGATTAGCAAGAATGATAGTGCTCGATGTTGTGTCACTATCTCCTACACTCACTTGTTTAACTGAATAAGCAACTTTTCCAAGAGATACCGCACCAGTTCCCTTTGGAGCTAGACTTAACCCAATGTTTGTATCATTGCCTGTCGCAGATATTGAAGGCGCATTACCTGTCGCAGCGTTACTTACAGTTATTTCATTCACTGCACTTGCGATAGCAGTTGCTCGAATTAGCTCTGCACCATTTGCGTCAAACACACCAGTCGACACTCTTGGCGAAGCAAGAGTTTTATTTGTGAGTGTTTGAGTAGTTGTTCGAAGAACTAAAGTATCGTCTGATGTGATTGATGGAATAGTGATAATACGGTCAGACGTAAGATTCGATGGTTGAAGAAGATACTTATGACTGTTGTCAGCATCATTTACTAAAAAGTTATTAAACGACGCACTGTCAATAATTGGCCGAGTCAGAGTTTTATTCGTTAAAGTTTGTGTAGCAGTTGTTGTTATGACTGTTCCAGCAGAATCAGGAAGAGTGATAAGTAAATTTGATGTGCCTTCAGTTGCTTGAAGAGTAGTGTCGAAGTTTAAACCATTAAACAATACACCAGTGCTAGAAAGAGTCACAACAGAAGCGATGCTCGAACTATCTCCACCAAGCACTTCATAGAGTTCTGCAAAATTACGATTAATTTTTGCGCCGCCATCACGTAAGCTATCGCCCTGGCGATCGTTTGCGGTTGTACCAATGTTAATTATTTCTC